ATAGCAGATTTAGCTTCATCATCAGTATCTGAAGTTCTAATCTCATTTCTTTTAACAGCATATTCTCCAGACTGTGTTGTTTTAGCTGTATTTACAGCATCTGCATAAGCATTGTTTCTCTTAGTATTCTTATCATTCAAAGCTGTATTATTACTATTCAGTTGAGTATTACCATCATTCATCTCTTTGTTTCTGTTATTAAGATCAGTATTAGGCGTAGTCCAATGGTTTGTCCAACATCTCCTTCTCCAAAACGGTCCACTACATACTCTTTGCGAATGATGATTTACATGATCAGTTCTATAATCCGTCTTATGATCCGTCTTATGATCCGTCTTCTCGTTGGAAACGTCATAAAAATCAGAATTAGCAGGATTATAAGTTAATCCCATAACCAGTCCTCCTTAATATTATTATTTTCTCATACACTATTAGAGATTATGCAGCCATAGAATCCTTATATGAATTATAGGTAGTTACAGTCATTATTTCAGATAGATCCTGTTGAGACCACTCTACCAATTTAACAAGTTTTAAATCATCAAAAAAGTCTTGTTGTTTATACCAGTGCTCCATATCTTGGCTTCCTTTATTTGCATTACAGCTTCTACAAGCAGGCACTAGATTATTTCGGTTACTTGAACCAGAACGAAATCTTGGGACTATATGGTCTAGAGATGTTGCCATTTCCCCACAATAGCCACATTTATGGTGCCAGGCTTCGTAGATTGATTGTCGATAT